GCTTCATAGGAGTCAGATAATGCGCTAGGACCGGGTTGAAAGGGGTTGGCTGCCATCCAATTTCCCTAACTACCCGGCTTTCACGCCCACGCGGCCTTCAACGGTCTGCCAGACCTCCAGTTATCGCGTCGGTTTCATCATCTGTCTCATAGAGTCAGAGGGGCCACAGATCTTGAGTAGCGTATCGACCCCACCTCCCGAGTTTACCAGACTCGTGGGGAGGGGTTGCCACTTCATTGCATTTCAGCAACTCTTACAGTTTCACTATTCTACTCGTATACGTAGTGCGCTAGGTAAGAGCCATTCAACGATCTGTGCGCTGTGGACATGGACTTTCAACTACGTCAGGGGTTTCAACCTGGCAAGTTTGTCCCAGCTCAGCGCCACGTGATATTACCATCACGCAACAGAACAGTAATTGGCTTAACGATCACGCCATCGTACGATATTTCATACGGGCGAGCGTCAAGATATTTCTGAATTCTGTTGCGAGGTGGCAACCACGCAACGCGACCTAGAAGGTTAGAGACACTATCTAACTCCTCCGGCCAGCCACTTAATACGACTAGGTCGTACGCTTCGTTGGCTTTTGCCTCACTACCTGTCGCTCCCATTAAGAGCCACCAGGCGGTGAGTGCAGTTCGTTCATCTCTCGTAAAGTCTCTTGATGTCAACCTCATATAAAGGTCGGACTGAGAGTGCGATCCGAGACCGTCGATGAACGGTTGCATCCTATCTTGGATGCCGAGTTTTCCCAGGAGCCAACTTCTACAGTTGACTGCAGCGATTAGGTCAGTGTAAGAAGGGTATTCGGTACCCTTCTGTCCTGTCCCCGCAGCGGTGTTGACATATGCCACACCGCCGCCGAGCCTGCCTACTCGCCCTAGTCTCTGCGTTAAGTTTTCTGGGGTGCTGGGCCCGGTGTAGATCCTTCCTTTATGGGAGTGGACTTGTAAACCGGAATCGATCAGGCAAGTAGCAGGGGGTATAATGTTTACACCCGCCTCTACCACTGACGTCCCAACGATATGACCAATTTGGGGGATGTTTCTCTGCTTGGCAGTCACAGCCGTTGCGATCTCATTCGCGCTTAATAGCGCTTGTGTGATCGCATGAACTGCTTTGATGTCAGGCACGATGAACAAGCATCTAGATACATCCTCCCCTGCGTTCTTCGCCTCCGCCCATAACTGCATGGGTGCGAGTTCAAGTCTCGTAGGGGTTGGTTCATCAAACTCTCTTTCTATTGGGATTCTTATGTGTTGAACTTCAGCATCGAAATAGAAAGTGTCTGGCGTTGCTGTCACAATTAGCCGCTTATAAGCAGCTAGTGTGTGAAATGCAACTCCTTGGATCGGCTTTCGGTCATGGAACTCATCAAACACGATGATGTCGTGTTCGCGTGGTCCCACGCCGGCGGAGTGCCGCGCACATATGTGTCCATATGTACACACCGCTATCGCTTCTCCATGATCCACCACTCCTGGGTATAACTTCACAACATTTTGTGATGACACCCAAGGGTTTTGATAACTATCCCTGAGCACCTTAGTGTGTGTGAGCAACCACACACGCTGAGTGCGCTCCATAAGAAGAGCTATAAGTTCAGTGGATTTACCCGTCGAAGTCTTTGCACTTAACGACAGGGTCCGATCGGTGTCCAGTCTGTTGATAATATCATCAACATATGGGACCCATCTATTCTTGTGAGGCTCTTTTAATGCGAGGTCAAGGTTGTTTCCTACCCGCATTATCCGGACCCTCGCAATGAGTTTTGCTACCTCAGCAAATGCCCCTAGAGTGGGTATCACCCCGAAACCCGCAGCGACCCAATCAGGTATCACGCTCAATATGGAGCATGCTATCTGTTTTTGAGTCGCATAAGGGTCTTTCGGTGTTAAAGATGAGATAACAGGTGAGCTTTTCGCGGTCTCCAGCCAGTGTAGGCTGTCTAAGAGTGCGAAAAGTCGCGGAGCATCTTGCGTGTAGATCTGCCAGGCTTCAATGAAAAGGCCCAATCGACCCGCTCGCAATTTGTGAATAAACTCCGTGAGAAACACATAAATTATCGTTACGATAACCATGCGCCCCCTCGTGATAAGATCACTTTCTTCACTAAGCTTTGCTTGACCACCTGCGTCTAACCACCACCAAAAACCGGCGGGGTCCGTCGCAACCGACCAAGGTGCTTGACGCAGTTCATGCGAGAATTCAGCAAGAGTTACGCCCTTGGGCATATTCTTGTAAACAAATTTCTCTACAGGGAACCCGTATGTGAAGAAGATGGGTGAATATGGCGCCGCCGTTAGGGTCGGCGCAAGCTTCACCAGTGCATCAGGGATCATCTCGTGCCACGCAATTCGTGCGCTCACGAGTCGTTCTCTGATCACATCTTCTAATCTTGGCTTGACTCGTGAAGAGGCATACTCGCTAAGAGGGGGGACTTCCCTCTCTTTGTAAGACGCTTCTAACACTCGCTGATAACTTGGCCACTTCATCCCACCTTTCGTGAGCTCTCTCATTCGACGAGCTTGCTCAGGCGTTGGGTTGTAGTTTTTCACGAATCTAGGAGTGATGCTTTCGACATCACCGGCGCTATCACGCGTCACTTCATAAGTAACTGCGTAATTCCTCGCGCCGATGAATCGTCGACTATCTTCCATCCATTCATGGGCAAACAAGTTATATAATGGTCTATTGTGGGCACACAAAAGCGCTTGTCCGACATTTCTATCGCATAAGTGTCTCTTGTATTCACGGTAAGGCCGTCCTGATGCGTAACTGATCACGGCACCCCGTCGGTTAAGCAACCGTTGGGTATCGTGGACTGCTACGAATTCCGGGACGTGGTCCATTACCCGCAAAACTTCTGCGGCAACATCCATGCCTAGTACGGGTCTCTTAGCCAAATAAGAGAGCCCGTCCATCCCTTCGCCTTCGATCCTTAGGTCTAGTCCGAAGAGTTCTCTCGCAACCCTCGAGAGCTCATGCGGGTCTTTGATATCATCAGAGCCCCACACGTTATCATCACCTGTGTTGTGAACTGTGTTCGTTTGGTAAAATTCAGTCATCGGTTTCCCAGTGATCACTGACCAGCACCCTATCATACACGCTCGCATTGCCCAGGTGTTATCCCAAGTCGTTGCGCTTTGCCCGGTCGCACCGCCTCGTTTCTTATCCCAGACCTTCCCTGAGGGGAGGTCGTAGATGTGCGAGTTTTGCAAACAATAATACTTTGTTCGCATGCTCGCACCAAACACTGGCAAATTTGTTGCTCCTAGCTCGCCTAGCACGGCAAGCACCTCGAACAGTACAGGAGGGATGTTGGCGTCAAACGCAGTCATATCTGCGGTAAACACCGTATCCCTCTTGCTAACCCGTTCAAAAATCTCACCTATATACTTAGGTGTTAGTGGAGCACCACTGCCAATGTTTGTTGTTGGCCACACTTTTCTAGTGCGACGTTCCAGCTCATAAACTCCATTGACGAAGTTGTTGAGTAGGCTCGTCGCCATGATTGTGCGCGGGCCTTTTCTTAAGATCGTGTCGGCTGGTAGCACCATCATCTTTGCGAACTCAGAGTATGCATCCGGCGGGTAAACACCCGTCTCGATACACTCGTAGGTCGCAGAGATGATAGCCTTCATCCAACCCGTTTGCTCTAACGCGCGTCGGCTTTTCACCTTTTGGATGAAAGGGACGCCCGATCGACCTCGCATGTTCAGCCTTTGCCTTACGGTTTCTGGTCTGACAATGCCAGGGTCTTTGAACGCTTCGGGGTGCGCACTGTATAGCGCGCTCGCAATCTCATAGGCAAATTTTGCTTGGTCTTCAGTCATTGGGTTCGGCTCGGAGAAATAGCGTGAAGTGACTTCTTCACGCTTCTCAGGAGTCGCACCCCACATACCGTCAAGACCTACCTCACCGCCTAGGGAGAGGTATTTCTGTACTCTTTCAGTCAGTTCGGGGTCGATGAAGACCTCTTCTGCTTCATGGAGTAACGAAGGGTACTCAAATTCTTGTCGTGACGCTCTCGGATTTCGAGGCAGCCACGAGGGGAATTTATAGATATACTCTTCATCTAAGACATCACCATCAGGGTGATGCTTAGATAACATTTTCGCTAGCCAGCCCGCAGGGTTGTCTGTTTCCACTGCTTCCAATGGTTTCAAACTTAGCGCGAGCCAATCGGCACGCCTCAGTTTGGACAACCTCTTTTTGGAGAGGATTGCCCAGACGTTCTTTCGACGTGTTGATGAATCAACCACAGTCGAGAGCCTGGCACTGACCCAATTAGCCAAAATGTTTGCCCCAACAGGTACGCCGTGCTCGTTCAATAGATCGAGCACGCCTGCTAGAGCGCAAATGATTTCGATCGTGATCGTTTCCGACCACTCGAGCATCGCGCCCAAGAATGCAGCAACCCCCTCCGTTAATCGTGGAGGGAGCCCGCTGGCATTGCGAAGTGATTTAGCTAATTGGTTTACCCAAGTCGCAAAACCTTCTTCACCTAAACCCACTGGTCCTCGCCTTTCTTCGAATAGCGATCGGACTATAACGGATGAAGGGTCAAGTTCTTCCTGCTCGGCGTCATATGCAGCCGCAACGACCGCGTCAGCTATGGC